TGCCAGTTAATTCATTTATAAATTTAGTGCCAGGTCTACGAGTAACGCCACCTTGTGGCTGACATATAATATTTTTTGCTGACTCTAATGCGTTGTTGTAAGCATCTATATCAACTCTAGCTCTGATAAGAGGATCTAACTCTCCAGAAGTAAAGTTTGTTTGCATGCTAACAAAGCGTGCCATTAGTACCTCACATCAATAAGTGTAAAGTCTTGTATTCCGTTTGTTGGTTGACCTTGCCCATCTATGTTCATAGCTTGGCGCATGTAACCACCACGACCATTTTCTGATGGAGAACCTTGTGCTACTGATCTCCAGTAATCAGTCTTTTCTATTTGGTCTGTAATAGGCATTGCTAAATGCCATGCTAATTGATACTTCATGTTTTGCACAAAGTAATGTGGCATTTCATATTCTTCTACTGCATATTGATAATCAACATACACTTCTTCATAGTTAGATAACAACTTACCACCAACTAATCTATATTCTCTTTGTGGTACTGCACCTTCCTGATTGCTAATAAACACTTTTCTTGGTGTACCTATCATGTCAGAAGGTAATGCATATTCATATTTGTATTCAGTTGTAGGCGTAGTAATTAATCTAGCTAACTGAACTTTCTTGAATGAAAAAGACCAAGGATAACTTGCTAAAGTCTTAATCTTAATATCTTTGTATAAACTATCGCATATGTTAGCCTCGTCCGTACCTTCAGTGAACGATGATATAGGACTTGCTCCAAGCATTAATAATGCATCAGAACAAATTGATAATGAGGTGTCTCCAGATGCCATTTATATTCTCCAATTGTACAAATAGGCGAGAGCCGAAACCCTCACCTTTTTGTATTTAAACTACAACTAGGCTACAGAAATATCTGTGCCAGCTGACACATCAACAACGCCTGCCGCTGTGTTAGTTATTACGATGTGTAATGATGCTGCTGGTGTAGCAGTATCATAAATCATTACTAAATCACCCACTTTAAGCACGCTTGATGCATCGTTAAAATAACCAGAAGCTGCTACTGTTGCTTTAGCATCTGCTGATTTGTAAGTCCACATTTGAGGAGCATCACCAGCTTTTGACTGTGCGCCAGCTGGGCTTAGTCCGTCTATGTTATAAGCCATTTTTATATCTCCTTAAATTATGATTCGTCTGCTTGAACTTCAACAATACCTTCGCCATCAATAGCAACTGAGCAAGCTGATAGCATTGCGTTTACTAAGTGTGATGTTTTTTCAGGTACATAGTTGATTTCAGTTTTAGGGCCGATGCCTTCGCCATAACCAATAGCAGTCTTATGGAATGCTAGGCAAGAACGAATACTTGAACCATCGATAGAAAGACCACCTTCAGTACGATCACCTAATGTGTGGAATTTAAATCCTAGGAATGTATCAAGCTCTCCAGATACTAACGCACGAACTGTGTTGAAATCAGCGGATGTTACTGCTGTTTCTGATAGTAAGTTTGCTAGGTTGTTCGCATGAATAATCATGTGTCTGTCCTCTGCTGGTACATTGTTAGTGTCCATTGTTTTCTTTGCATCACGAAGTTTAGCAACTGTTAAGTTTGCAGAGCCATGAGCTACTGTAGAACCTTTACCTGCTAAAAGAGCATCAAGAATAAGTTGATCTTGACGGCGACCAATAGCGTTCGCTACAACTTGAACTAGCTCTTGTCTTTCTTCAAAATTAACTTTTTGTTGCATAAAGATGTCTGAATACTCAGCTGCGTTCCAATCTTGCATAGTCGCAGTAACTTGTGAAAAGTCAGTATTGAGTGGTGTAACATCTGTTTGTGGTACACGAAGTGTAGCCACGCCTTTCCCAACTTTCGGGAATTTAACTAAATTGCCTTCAACGCCTCGTCTTTGTCTTGTAGCTCCTACAAGTGCAGCTTTACCTTGGTAAGCCTGTTTAACTTCGGCATCAAAGAGCGTTACATATGCTGGGGATAATCCGATAGACATATATATTCTCCTTAGAAATTAATAAATAAAAAAATTAATCGCTTTGGTATGCCAGAAGTCTGGGCCTGTGCTTGCTAATTACGATAGCCATACGACAAGGTTACTTGCGTTTAAGGGTTGTATTACGAGTGAATACAATAAGCCTTAACTGTAAAGTAGCATACAATCAAGGCTATTGCAATAAATATTAACCGAAGTTTTGTGAAAAAGCTTTTTCTACTTTGGCTCTGTATACAGGATCAGTTTGATATTTTTCATCTCCGACCATAGCGTATAGTTCTTCTTTTGATGGCGCACCATCTATTGGGGCAGTTTCTATAGGAATACGACCTTCATAAGATGCTCTAACTTTTTCTAAAGCTGCGAGTCCTCTTGCCGTACCTCCCATTACTTTGAACTCTTCAAAGTCGTCTTTTCCCCACACACCTTTTTGGACTAATCCAGCACCCCATTTAACCATGCCATTAATTCTAGCATCAGCGTTAGGGCCGAGTTGTTTTCTTTCTTCTTCTAAATTAACTTGGTATTCTTCTGTAGCATTTTGATTCATTCCAACAACTTCACTAACTAATGAATCTAGTGCAGCTTGACTAATACCATTTTCTTTTGCCCATCCAACAACATGTTGTTTAACAGGATCATCTTCAGGCGTTTCACCAAATGCACCTAAATCATACTTACCATCTTTTGGTGCTTTATGTGTTCCTTGTGATATTTGCTTTCTTAAATCCATCCAAGATTTAGCTATACCTTCTAAATCAGGTTCTGCTCCATCTTCCTTCCAAAAGTTTTCAGGCCACCATTCTGGTCTTTCTAATGGCTCATCATCTCCTTCTTCTGCTTTTACTACTTCAGGATCACGATGATCGATTTCTGTTTCTTTTGGATCTGCACTGACTTCCTCTTCTGGTGTTGCATCGTCGAGTAGGCCAGTTGTTTCTTCAGTTACCTCTTCCGAAGTTTCTTCAGTCGTACTAGGCTCGATTGCTTCTTCCATTATAATTTCCTTGCTCTAATTATCCTTGCTTCTATATCTCTAATTATTGAATTTTGCCCTTCTCGATAAAATGCATAACTAGAGTCGCTACCTGGCAAGGCTACAGGTTGCTCTAAAATGGTTTTGCGTAACCATTCCATTAATTCTATTCCGTTCTCATTACCGAATACTCTTAAACATAATCGGTCTGTATCGTCTCTTTGTTGTTTAACATCACGCACATCAAGTGGTAATGATTGTTCTAAGTCATCCCATCCAGCCATAATTTATCCTTGTTGTTGTGTTGCTGCTTCTACTACTTGTGCAGTTGCTTCAGGATTTTCTGCTGCCATCTGCATCATTTGTTGTTGTTGAGCTTGTTGTTGCATTTGTTGTTTCATCATCATACGCTCTTGAGGTGTTGGTCTAAGTCTTTGTGGTACACCTAATTTCTCAGCAATGTAATCCATCATTTCATCTACTTTAATATTAATTGCTCCTTCAGGGCCAGAATTTTGTGCAATCTGTGCATACTGTAATATGTTTTGCACTTCTTCCATATTCTGTGCCATTGCTAATGGTGCAACGGGTGATACTTTTATTTCTAATCCATTTACCCTTAATGGTAAAGCAATTAATCCTTTTTCATCCATGACTTGTAGCATACGCTTTACAACAGGAATCATTGTTTCATTAATTAAACGACCAAATGCAGAACCTAAGTTCTGTGATAACTCTTTCATACGCTCTACAACTTCTGTTGCTGATCGTGCTGACATATTATCTGGTGGTAGTGATTCGTCTAATAATGTACGCTTAATGTTAGTTCTTAAATCATCCATAATAATTTGTGATACATTAAAGTCACCTGCTCTTGGCAATGGTTTTAAAGACTCACCTTGTGGGCCACCATTTCTAGCAACAGGAATAATAGCACCAGGCATAATCTTAACTGTGTTTGGATTTAGTACGCCATCATCTGCCGCAGTATAAACACCACTAATAGATAATGATGCATTCTTTAATACTAACTCTAATGTTTTATTCAATGTTTTAATGTCAGGCATAGCAGTAATAAGTGGGCCTCGTCCGTATGTTTCTCCTGCAACTTTTGCATAACGAGAAACAATCCAAGGTGTATTATCCATTCTTCTATACACTAATTCTGTTTTACTTCTTTTATCAATTACATGGTAACAATAATCACCACGCTCAGGATCAAATATAGTTGCCTCAACTAACTCAACTTCTTCTGTTGGTTTTTGATCTATTAGATTTTTTAGCTCTGCTGGAAGTTCTGCATCAGGCCACTGTCTTTGTATAGATTCTGCTTTTAGCTTCATTCTTCTATAGACATTATCTACTTGACCATTAGCACCCTCATCAAATGAAACCAAGAATTGTGGTACAGAAATAAAGTTTATAGGGTTTGTATCGTCTCCTGGTTGCACTAACATAACTGCTGTTCCTACGCATAAGTCTAGTAAAAACTCACCAATAGCAATATCAAAGTTAGATTGTTTTAATGTATCAAATAACTTATCGCTATACGCATCTAATGCAGCTTGTGCTTCTGCTTTTCTGTCTTGTGGTATATCTGAACCAGGCTCTAGTCGACACCACTTTCTTTGTGGAGGGAATATGCCTGATTGCATTCTATTTGCAAATCTTTGTGTAGAGTTTATTGCAGTAGAATCAAACACACGATTCATTTTCTTTTGACCTTGTACGCCACCATTGTAATACCCGTCATACAAGTTTCTTTGTGGTAATGCAAACTCGTAAGCTTCATCATAAAGATTTCTAAAATCTTCTTTTTTAGTTAGTGCTTTATCATGCCTAGCTAATACTTGCTTTGCATCTAATCTCATCATTGCCATAGTTATGCCTTTTTATTTTTAGCTGCAAAATTACGAGCGGCTTCTTTACTGCCAAAACCCCACTTCTTTAATGCAAGTTTCAATCTTGTTGGTCTACCTTTTGAATCTTTTAAAGGGCCTGCCATACCACCAAAGCGAGCAGCAAAAGAAACACGCCTGCCGTCCGTACCAGATCCCTGCGGCTTTTTAAGGTTTGAGCCTTCAGTTCTTTTAAAATATTTACGACCTGCTTCATTTAATCCTCCCTTTGGATTTTGATATTTCTTAGCTACCATTATGCTTTTTTCTTTTTCTTAGGAAAACCAGCTAACATGTTTTTATATGCTTTGTCTGATATAGTAGATTTAGATTTAGGACGACTAATCCCTTTTTTCTTTCTTGCATTCATATTTGCATATAATCCTTTAGCCATTACGCATTCCTTTTTTTCATGTTTTTTTGAATTGCATTAGATCTTGCAGTTTCATAAGAACTCATTTTGCCGTCCTTATTTAAATCGCCTTTTTTCTTTTTCATAATTTTCTTAGCTTTATTTTTCATGTCTCCGTAATGATCTGGCATTATTTTTTCTCCTCTTTTTTCTTTTTACCAAAAATGTTTTTTAAAACTCCCTTAAATGGATTATCTCCCATTGTTCCTTTAGTAGTAAAATAATCATTTTGTAAATCTAAAAATAATTCTTTATCATCTTCGTATGCTTTTTTCATAGAAGCTTTAGTTGGCTTGCCATCTTCACCAAAACTAATTCCTTTTTTTTCATACTTCTTTTTTTTATCTTCTGCCATTGTTTATCCTAAAAAAGTTTTTTGAATGCCTAGACCATCAAAGCCTAGCTGTGGTAATTCTGGTGATAACCCTGCCTTTTGTATTTCAGACCTACCCATTAATCCAGTAGCTCCTCTTTTTTTTCTAGTTCCTTTTTCTAACTCAGCAGTTTTTCTTTTTGCTTGCCTTGTTCTTTCTTCAGCTTGACCTTGTATTGCTTTTAATTCTGCATCTGTTAAAGGGCCTTTACCTGTTACTTGTCTAGTATTGTATGTAACTTTACTGGTTGTATTTTCAAAATATTCTGGCATATCACCATATAAGTATTCTGGCTCATTTGCAGACCTTTGCTGCCTGATTAGTGCTGCTCTACCATAGACACCTTGTCTACTTAAGCTAGACGCGCCGCCTCTTCTGCGCAATTCTGCTCTAAAAGATGCTATATTTGTAGGACTGCTAGGAGCTAAAGCTGGATTAGTTAAATTTAATGGATTGTATTTTGGATTTTTTTCTCTAGGTTTATAATCTGGATTTGGATCATACTTTGTTGTTGTTGTTGTTATCTTATCTGTAACATCTCTTGTCGCAACATAACCTTCTTTAATCTGTCGATCTAATTGTTTGTTCCACCAATCTTCAGATTTAAATTGATCGCCAGCAAGCTTTCTTACCTCATCTTGCAATACTTTTTGTGGGGCAACTAATCCACGAGCTAAAGCCATTCCATAATCTAAAGCCATTATGCTATCCTAAAGTTTTTCTGTATTCATCATCATCTATTCCCATTTCAGGATTTAATCTTCTATCAGATAACAATGTTCTTTTACCGCCTCTTCTTAAAGCTTTAGATTTTGCTGCATATGCTTCACCAGCTTCTCTTTTTTCTGCTTCTGCTTTTTTTGTAGCAGCGGCTGTTTGCTCTCTTTGAAAGGCTAATGACTCTTCAGCATTTTCAACACTTCTTACTTGAGTTGCTTGTGCCTCTTTTTGTGCGGTTGTTTGTGTTACTTTTGGCGGCTTTGGTGTTTTTCCTGTAATTGCGTTTACTACTCCACCCATTTTAAACTCTCCTCATAATAAATGTATCATCTTTATCTGCGCTCCATTCTTTCATCAAACCTTCTGATTCAAAACTTAAATGTTTTGCCCAAGACAAAGCTCTCTTATCGTTAGAGTTTACTGTTATTTGTAAACGATGTAAACTAAATGATATCTCACAGTTATCAAAAAATGATATAGCACTTTTAGTCATAGCTATTGGATATCGTCTAGCTTTCTCTGAAAATATAGACCACGCTTCAGCAACACCATGCCACATGATAACGCACCCAAAGATAGCAACAGGAGTATTGCCAACAAATGCAGTAATACTAGGGCCGCATTTAGACTGTATGTCCATATGACGGACTCTATCTTCAAACGAAAACGATTTACTGTCATTTTCTGCACCTTTAAAGTTTTTAGTATGATCAACATGAAATGGTAAAAAATAAGCTCCTTTAACTTCTGGCATCTTTTTTATTACTTCAATTGTCTTACTTAAATACATCAAACTCTGCTGTCGCAACAGTCTGCACAATCATTGTATTAGCTGCTAAACTGTTCTTAGTCATTCGTTTATGCTCGCCGCCACCCAACATTAAATAACCAAAAGCATCACCAATGTGTGAGTGTTCGTTTTTATTTGGACTATCTTTAAACCTTTCATGTCCTGCACCGACAGCAATACGCTTAAAATGATAGCCACCTGCTAATGACTTTCTTATCATCTTACATGATTTATCCACAATCAAACCAGGTTTACCATTAATTAATCGTTGCATTGGCGCAGCTGCACCTTCTCGTCTAACTTTAAAATTATTAGATGCAGTGGGTTGCGCACGCAATCCTAATGTTCGTAAGTAATCAAATGCAGTTACTTCATAGATTGCATCTCTTTGCATACCAGCAGGATCACCCCATATTAATACTTGTGCTTTAGGGTACTTGGCATTAAGCTCTGCTAACAACTGATTACCAAACCTTTCTAATCCCATATCTTCTGTCACTATCTCATGCAAGATAACCCATCGACCATTGTTAAGTCTTTGCCCAATAGCTGCGGCAGGTGTTAAACCAAAGTCAAGTCCAACATGAATAGGTAGTTGTGGATCATATTCTACTTCGCCACTCATCATTTGATCATTGTACTCAGGCCATACTGGTCTGCCTTCTTGTACATAAGTGTATTTACCTTCAGCATAACAGCGTATCCAATCTAGGTTTTTACCGCCTAACATTTGCATATAGTAACCACTAGGTAAGTTATTTACATTTTCTGCTTTTCTATTAAGTGTCCACCATCTTCCTCCTGAGAAAACATGATCGTTGGCTTCTGGATTTTCTGGTAAATCTTCAGGCTGGACTTCGACCACACCGCCTGGTTGTTTAAAAAATTGCCAAGCAAACTTTCCTGACAGCTTGTCTTTTTCTGACAGTCTGTACCACCAGTGGTCGTCATCCATTGGGTTAGTGTCCATCCAGACTCCATGCCATGTAGGGCCACCATCACGCTTAGTAGGATACCTACCCACACGATGAGTAAGGCCGTCAATAACTGCTTTAGGAAGTTCTCTAGCTTCATTTACCCACGCTCCTGTAAGTTCTAAGGATAGTAGTTTGCGTACATCCTTTGGTTGATCAAGTGCTAGGAATATAACCTCACAGTCTATTCCACATGCATCACCACGCTTAGGCAATCTAATATGATGTGTTATTGGTGGTGTATATAACATTGGCCCAAAAGTATTTTCAGGAAATATCTCTTGCCATGTTTTAATTGTTGTTGTTTTTAGTTCAGGATATGAGTTACGAACGATAACAAATCTCGTGTAACGAACATTATCATGTGGTGATGGTTTCTGCCTGACAGCACGCATCATAATTTCAGCAGCACAAGCGTAAGACTTACCACTACCTACTGGCCCCATGAGTCCACGCACAAATGAATTATCCTGTAAGAAATCGTAAGTTGTTCTAGCTCCAGTAAAATCTAAATCAATTCCTGGGCCAGCAAGAGTTTTGGCACTACGGACTTTCTTATTGCTCATCGTCTATGTCTTTGAACTTCATTGTCAGCATACGCTTGAGTTCTTGATTCTCTGTATATAAAGTATCAATAACTTCCATAACCCTTGAGTTATTTTGATTAGCCATCTCGAACTCTTTGCGCAGTTGATCAATCTGTAGCTTGATGTCCATGCTCTTTTCTCCATTGCTTCCAAAGTTGTAAAGTGTGTATTGCCTTATCTATATCTTCATCACCATTACCTTTTAGGTCTACCCTTGTGACATACTTAATGATTGTATGTTGCATAGGATTAAGTTGATTAGCCATAGAAAATTCCATAGGTTGGATTTTCATTTTAGTATAGTGATTACCACCTACTTGCGTATCTTTAGGATTCGTCATCTATTACCTCTGGTGCTTTAATATTAATACCAATTACACTTGGTTTATCGGATTCATCTGGGTTATCAAGTAAGCCACTTGCTTTTGCAAGTAAGCGTAATACCTGTACCTTGTCCCAAAACTCTACAGCTATCATACCATCCTTATCAATTTTAATTGATTTAATAGCTTGTAGTGAATGCTCAGGAATATCTTTACTTGCTTTAACTTGAACATTACCTTTATCGTCCCATTCCATAACATCAGTTATTTTAGTGTTTGCCATACAAAGAAGGCTGTACGCGACAGCCTCTCTGTTTGCAGCAAGTGTCGTGCTTTTCTCCAGATTTCTCTGAAGTGAGCGCACACCGCCATACCCAGATAAACTAGGTATAGGTTTGTTTTTGTTTTTAGTTTCAGCCATTAAAAGGGTAAATCATCTTCTATTTCTGAAAAACTTTCAGGCGCACTAGCTGGGGCTTTATTTTGTACTGGTGTGGGGCTACCTGAGTTCTGAA